ATCGTGCCGCAATGCTTGCCGTTGAGTAGTGGTCAAACATAATCATGCGCGGAAAATACTTGTCCACCCATTTGGTTTTGATGTCTGCTGCTATTTGCAGCTCATCAACTGCCGTGTCAGAACGCCATTGATCCATGATGCCCACGCCAATTTTTCCATTTGGGAGATATTGACCAGCAACCAGGGTTGCGGTGCGTTTTGATATTGCCACATCAAATGCAAAAAATGTGTCAGGGCCAATTGGCAATGAAAGCGTGCTATCGGCGCAAGCCTCCCATGATCCGATTGGCCAAGGGCTGCTGAGAGAGGAAACCCACATGCACATATGTTCAGGCAAAAATTTTTCCATGGGCATCACTGACAAAGCTTCTTCAAGGCCCGATTCTGTGATTGTTATGCCAAGGCTTGGATTTGAAGCGGCCCAAGCTGCACGATCCGTAGGTTTTGCGTGTTGAGGCGCGGAATACTCATACCAGCCTAAAGTCGGCGATGGATACGAAAGGGCCTTATCGCGTAGGTCATTAAGCACATGGCTGAATGCATCACCGGCGTTGCTGCAAACATATGTCTGAGCCTTGTTACCCATTGCAATGGTAATTGGTTTAGCTGCTGCCCAAGCTTCTTCACTGATGTAACGCAACTCATCAACGAAAAGGAGATTGGCCGATTTGCCGCGTGCGCCGTCACTGGTTCCGGCCACAATTTCATAACGCGCTCCATTGAGTAAATCCAGGTGCTCCTTGCCATTGCCACGATAGCCAACTTCTCCACGGTTGAGCTTGACTTGGCTTCTCAAAAATTCATTGGCCTCAATAATTGAACAAACTTTGCGGAATGTATCCTCGGCCATGCCTCGCTTAGACGACATTGCCACAACTGACTTTTCCCCCAATACAAACAAGCCAAAAAGGATGCGCAAGGCAATAAGCATAGTTTTTCCATTTTGCCTGCTTAGAATGACCGCAACGGTCTTGCGTTTGAAGGATCCATCACCGTCCACGGTCAAAAAGTCGTTGGCAATGTATTTCTGCCAGGGAAACAATGGATAGCCACATTTTTCCGCAAACTCCGCAAATTCTTGGCCCCTGGATTTTCCTTTGAGCGGAATGCTCATGATCCGTGGTTTCACTGCTCCCACAAGCTTCTTTTTCTTTACCCCCACCTTGGCGGGTTTTACATTGTCTGTGACTAGTTCCACGATGGCCTTGCCTGACCTTCAAAGGGCCCAATAAGGCTCGAACCGGCTCGAACCGGAGAGAGAAGGTCGGGAGAGACAGTGGGGGCAGAAGTTGAGCCTAAAAAAAAGGCCATTGACTTCTTGCCTTTACGCAGGTTGCAATCGCGGCAGCTGGTTAAGAGGTTGTCTAGCTCATCTCCACCGCCGTGAACCTTTGGAACCACATGATCCACCTGGTTGGCATCTTGTGCACCGCAGTATTGGCACACTCGCCCATCCCTTGCCAATACTTTAACCCGTTGCTTCTTAAACTCTGAAGTGTTGTTCTTATGTCTTAATGCCATTTGTGTAATCTCCAATGTTCTAAGGCCAATGTCATGGATCCGTACCTATTGTAAGCATACGCAATACACCATTGCACCTGTTGTTTGTAATTGGCTTTGGCTAAGTATTTGCTACGACCTTGACACAGGCCATGGTGTGATCCGTTAACTGCATGAATGTCCCAATTGCTTTCCTTCTGCCATAACACTAAAGCTGATGAGAACTCTAAAGGTGTGAGCAATGAACCTGCATATGACTGGATTGTTTTTATATCTGTTGCACTTGCTCCAGGGCTGCCAAGCAATAGACATAGCCCTGCCAATAGATGCACAACACACCGCCGGGCTATCCCTAACGGGCCCTGCCGTGCGCTATGCATCGTATCCATCGTGTCTACTAACAGCGTGAATCTTGGGCGTTTCCCACAGTTACTGATGCCTGTGGATAACTCCTGTGGATAACTAATGCGTGTCAAGCCATAGCAACAATATGACCAGGATGCATTGAACAATGACAATAATGCGAATTAACTTAGCTTTGGTCATGACTGGGCCTCCAATAGACACACGCCCATGTTGCCACATCGAGTGCATTGCAATACTTTCACATGATACGGCAAATTGTCGGTAACTATGCGCTCAATTTGGACAGTTATTTTCTTGCATTTACGGCACTCAAATTCAATGCTCATTTGCATTCCCAACATGCCCAACGCCTGTCAACTCGTGGGTCATAACGCCATCGCCCAGTTGCCAACTCCCTGCGTTCGCCACATATTGAGCATATTTCACTTGGGATAATGGCTGCCCATCCCATTACTTGACCGAAGCAATCTTGGGAACCCATTTGCCTTCACTGTTGAGGACAAACCAAATTGGCTCACATTGCTCTTTGACTACATAATTTGTGCAGCGCATTCCGTAATAAGCACGGCCATTCTTCTCACCTTCAAGCACGGTTCTATCTCCATGCTTGCAATGCCATGCATCATAAGTTTCAGCAATCGGTGCAGGTGTTGCCCATGGATCATGTTGTTCCTGTTGCGTTTCTTTTATTTTTGTGACCGTTGCTTTAGGTACTTCTTGGCGTGCTTTGATTTCATCGGCACTGGCAATCTTTTTTGAAGCTAATCCAACTGCAATGGCACATCGGCCCCAGGCACTTGTCTCAGCATTCATCAGCTCACTGCCCTTTGTGTATGGGGTGCGCCCTGGCACTTCTTCCCAAGCACATGCAATGGCAGGGCATGGATCAAACGGGTCACGGTAGAACGCGGCAGTGTAGGCAATATAAGTGAGCCCACCAATTTCAACTACTTTGAAAGGCTCATTCGGGTTTGCTGGTCTGAACACGCCTTCAGGAAATATCTCCTTTATCTTGCGCATTCTTTCAGCCACATCCACATAATCATCCATGTTGAAACTCATAACATCATCCCTTCATCTACTGCACGCCAAATGGTGCATTCATTGCCGTTTTGGTTTTTTCTAGTAAGCCCTGAATCAATGATGAAGCCTTGAGTTTCCAAGGACTTACGCAAGGGCCTGACCGAGTTGCCCGGAATAGACAAAGTGGCCTCAATTTCATAATCGGTTACTCCACGCAATCCAGCACGCACCAGCAGCTCATAAATCCTTAGGCGCAATGACCCGGTTTCAGGATACTTGCGCATTGCTGCATCTACTGATGTGCGCTTGGCGTTGCGTGCAATGATTACCGCGTTATCGCTGACTGCTGGTGGTTTCACGCTTGCCCACCGCCTTCCCTAAGTCAAACCCGGCGCGATGGCCTTGATCTAAACCAATCTCCTTGCCAAGCAAGAATCCGGCAATCATCGGAATGCCAAGAACAATCACAGAACCAATGAAAACACCTGCATCCGACAATGTTGAAAGAAAATCAATCATTTTGAATCCTCGCTTTCCATTCTCCAAAAGGTTTGAATTGTTTTATCCATATCAAAACGGTAATGACCGCCAAGGGGTTTATAGGCCTCAATTTTGCGCTCGCGTACTAAACGGCGCAATGTGCTTGGCGTGATTTCCAAGATATGTGCCATCTCGGTTGTGCTCAAATACTCCGGTTCTAGGATGCTCATATAATTTCCCACGATCCAGCGTAATCAGTCAGAATGACAACCTCGCCGGTTCCAATATCAAATGCAGCTTCATGAGGTTCAGCAATGGATTTCAGGAATGCTGAAGCTAGGATGTAATCAGAATATGTGTCAACCCAATGGGCATAACCCCAGGCAAATGAGATTTCAGTGTCATGAATAACCGGCTCGAAACGCATAACCTTCTTTTCCCAATCCTTGCCCCATTGCATTGAGGTTGTGGTTAGGTGCTCAAAATCATTCTTGGTTAGCTCTAAAATTATTTTCATAACTGGCCCATTTTCTTAAATTGGGCATCAATTTCTTTGATTGTGTATTGCTCGCATGTATCGCACATGCAGTCAGCCGCAGCTTGGAATGCCTTGGATTGTTTGCTTAACTGGTCACTAATTTCAATGTATAAATCTGCCATTCTTGACATGTGAGGCCCTTCGTCTATATCGCCGTGTTGCGATAAACCAAATATAGACGATATG